TCGGGTGGGGAGAAGCAGGCTCACCACATGCACGTTTACAAAAAAGCCGTTGCGATGCTGGGCATGTGGCCCTCTCATGTGGTTGAGCATATCGCTTGCCTGGATCGTCCGATCTCTCAGTGCTCAGCTTTCGGCATCGCTATCAGCCCGCATATTTACCGAAAGATGTTGCGCGATGCAGCGCGGAGGTTGGTTGAGTTTTGGAAAATCGCATGACACCGTGTTCTACCGGATTCTCATCCTTTAACGAATCATGTAGACGCGAGGTCAGCATCCGAAATTACGCCCGCATGGAGAAATCCAGAGCGGGCGTTTCCATTTCGCGCGCCCTCAGCCGCTCACAGCGCCTATAAGCTCCCCTGCCGCGTTAAAACGCGAGAGCGCTTCAGGCGAGCGGCGCGCGAAACCTATACAGGAGCAACTCATGTCCGAAAAACAGCTACGTAAACTGGTCAAGGCTATCGTCAAGGGCAAAGAGAAGCTTCTTGAGCAGGACGGCAAGATCTGGCCGGTACGGCTCGCGTGAGCTTCCCCGTCCCTGATTTTGGGCCGATCGTTACCGCGATTGAGTTCCTGTTCTGGGGCGGCACGTTCGCTGCCGCGTTTGCGGCCGGCTACATCGTAGGTGGGATTTGGCGGCGATGACCGCAAAGATCCTCCAACTCCGAGACTTCAAGCGCCGGGAAGAGAACGACGCTGACCTGGTCCGCCTCGCGAAAGAGGTCATGGGACTAATCGACACGGCGCCCTGCGAGATGCCGCCGGTTCAGCCGGTCTATACCGCGCCTGAAAACGACCCTGCTTAGCGTTGACGACCTCAAGGGCCTGATTGGTCCGGTTATCCTGTCCGAATTCGAAGGCCGAACGTTAATGCCCATTCAGGACATCATCGAGTTTCTGAAGCCCGAAGTCTCCGGGGCTGACGGATTGTCGATGACGTATGCGGCTAACCAGAACCAGGTCTTTCACATTGGGGATAAGTCGGTCGAAGTCAGCCCCATGGCATCCAACGAAGAGATTAAGGCCGCGTTCCTGAATCCTTTTATCCCAACTAAGAACACAACGGTCACAATGGCAAAATCGCCCCTAGCCGGCATCGGCCAGAAGCTCGGCCTTTTGAAGCACAACGCCGAACTCGACGCTCAGGAAATCTCTGCCAAGGTTGACGAGCTAGACGCAAGGCGTGCAGCCGCCAAGCCCAAGGTGATGGCTGGCCTGGAAGCGCAGGGTCAGGATCTTGGCGAACTCGAGACGTTCGTGACCGATCTTGAGAAGGCGACCAATCAATGACGATGGGCGTTTTCGACTTCAAATCAATTCGGCAGAAGCTCGAGCGACAAGAGCAGAAAGCGGACTTCGAGGAGAAGAACCCCAAGCCTGCAATGACTGTCGTTTGGACTCCTGAGTGGGGTTACGGCAGTCTTTCGCCGGCTGATGTGAATGCGATGGCCCGTGCGTATCTAGTCAGGCGGCGAGATGCAGAGCTGCTAGCTAGCGTTCCTGTGTTTGGCCCGCCGCCGATCGCTGGTAACAGCTAGGCAAACAGCGAATGTCTGACGAAGCTCCCAAGAAGGTCATAGGACGGCCATTCCAGCCCGGACAGAGCGGCAATCCGAATGGACGGCCCAAGACCAAGCCATTCAAGGACGCGCTGCAGAGGGCTCTAAAGGCCGCTGACGACGATGAGGCTATGCTGAATGCTGTGGCGCTCGCGCTCGTCAAGAAGGCACAAGACGGGGATGTGCCGGCGATTAAGGAATTGGCTGATCGACTGGACGGCAGGGTAACGCAGCCTGTGTCTGGCGATGAGGACGGATCGCCCATCGTGGTTCGATGGCAGAAATCGTAATCCCATACCGGCCACGGCAACAATTCCAAGCATACCATGAACGAACCGAGCGTCTGTCGAAGATCGTTGCGCATCGGCGATTCGGCAAGACGGTTGGCTGCCTGAATGATCTCATCAAGGCGGCGCTGACCTCAACCCGGACATTTCCGGCGCCTCGGTTCAGCTACATCGCGCCGACGTATACGCAGGCTAAGGACGTCGCCTGGTCTTATTTGAAGTTCTACAGCTCGGTCATCCCGGGCATCGACGCCCGCGAATCGGACCTGATGGTCACGTACCCCAATGGGGCGATCATCAAGCTTTACGGCGCTGACAATTACGAGCGAATGCGCGGTTTGTACAACGATGGCGTGATCATCGACGAGCCTGCTCAGATCGATCCAAGGGCGTGGCCTGAGGTTATATCGCCGACGCTGGCGGATTATCGGGGTTGGGCGACGTTCATTGGAACGCCACATGGCCGCGATTGGTTCTGGAAGATAGACCGCAACGACGATGGTACTCTGGCTGACGGTTGGTTTCGTCTCACTCTCAAGGCATCTGAAACGGGCGTTTGCTCGCAAGAAGAGTTAGATTTCCAGCGCTCAATCAAGAGCGAAAACCAATATGAGCAGGAATACGAGTGCTCATTTGAGGCTGCGGTTATAGGTGCCTACTACGGCAACCTGATGGCTGCGGCCGACAAAGACAAGCGCATTACAGGGGTGCCGTATGAGCCAACCGCGCAAGTTTATACAGCCTGGGATTTGGGTATTCGAGACTCCACCGCCATTTGGTTTGCGCAGGTCATTGGCCGAGAGATTCATATTATCGATTACTATGAGGCGTCAGGCGTGGATCTTGGACACTACGTCCGCGAACTCTCCCGGCGGGATTATCTCTATGCGTCTCACATCGTTCCCCACGACGCACAAGCCAAGGAACTGGGGACTGGCAAATCTCGTCTCGAAGTTCTGGAAAGCCTTGGGCTGAAGAACCTGACGATTGCGCCGATGCACCGTGTTGAGGACGGCATTAACGCCGTTCGCACGATCATACCTCGTTGCTGGTTCGACGCCAAGAAATGCTCACGCGGTATCGATGCTTTGAAGCTCTACCGCTCCGAATACGACGACAAGCTGCAAGCATTGAAGCCGCGTCCGGTTCATGACTGGACGTCACACGCTGCGGACGCGTTCCGCTACCTCGCCATGACACTGGACACCAAGATTGTGAACACGGGCTTCAACCGGCCGCTCAACTACGCCAACATGGGCTACGCCTGATGGCGAAGATGTCCACGGACGAGCTGAAGTCCATTCTGGCCGCCCAGAAGACGGATGCGCTAGCGGCTCTCGTGGCTGCCCAGCTCTCCCAGGATCGCGCCACCGCCATGGAATATTACGTTGGCGACATGACGCAGGATATGCCCGTTGTTGAAGGGCGCTCGCAGGCCGTCTCTACGGATGTCGCCGACGTGATCGAGGGCCTGATGCCCACGCTCATGGACATCTTCGCGGGATCTGACGAGGTTGTCAGGTTCGAGCCGGTTGGACCGGAGGACGAGGAAGCGGCGCAGCAGGAAACCGACTACGTGAACCACGTGTTTATGCAGAACAATCCTGGCTTCATGACGTTGTATAGCTTCATCAAGGATGCGCTGCTCAGCAAGGTCGGCATCGTCAAGATTTGGTGGGAAGAGCGCGAGCAGGAAGAGCGTGAGACCTATTTCGACCTGACAGAAGAACAGTTCATGATGGTGTCAATGGCTGTGCAGCAATCAAACGGCCAGATGAAGATCGTTGAGCACACCGTCAACCAGCCTGGCGCCGCCTGATGGACGCGATGCCGCCTCAGGCCGGCGCTATGCCAGCTCCGCCGCCGGCTATGGCCGGTCCTCAGCCCATGCAAGCGCCTGTAACGCACGACATCACGATCGTCACCACCCGCAAGCTTGCACAGGCGCGTGTTCTTGGCGTCCCCCCGGAAGAGTTCGGCATCGAACGCGGCGCGCGGACCATTCAGGACTGCAATTATTGCTTCCACGAACTCGTGACCAAGACCGTTAGCCAGCTAATCGACGAAGGCTTTGACGAGACGCAGGTCAACAATCTCGAGGACTACACCGGCAATAGTGAGATCGAGACAATCTCTCGCGATACCGTTGCTGAGCACTTCACGACCGTTTCAGCGGCCACGAACAAAGCCGCCCGTCTCGTCAAGGTCACGGAACACTATATCCGGATGGACTATGAGGGGAATGGCCGGGCGTGTCTGTACCAGGTCATTACTGCCGGCACGATGGGCGATAT